AAGAAAATGGAAATCTATTAAAAGGTTCTGCTTATGAGGATGAGGATGAGGAAGAAGATGATTTAGAAGAAACAGAAGAACTTGAAGAAGAAGAGGAATTAAAAGAAGCTTATGCAGAAGCAATGCAAACTGATGCCGGAGGTGCTAATATAGCATTCGAATATACAGGTAAATCATCATCTGATGTTCAAGATCCATTAAATAAAATTGGTATATATGAGCTTAAAAGTATATGTTCTGATATTATTCAAGAAACTCAACTTGCTTCTTCAAAAAGACCTTCTTACCGTCAATTAAAAGAAACATTAAAAAAGATTGATTTTGCAAGAAAGATGGTTGTAAAACATGGCGGAAAACTTAATGAAAATATGGTTAACAGCTATGTTAATATCTTGGAAAATTGTTTTAATAAATTAACTGGGAATAAATTACTTAATGAAGTTGACATTGTTTTAAGAGGACTCGATGAAAAATTATTAACTTCCGGCGATATTGTTTATGAAGTTGATTTTTCAGATCCTTATGAAAGCTTCAATTTAAACTCAAATATATCAGATGATTTTGATGATGAAGATGGTGATTATATCGACATTCATCATGATGATAAAGAAACAATAAATAGAAGAAGATTTTCACATCATCACGATGATTTAGACTCATATGATGATGAAGAATTTGATGAGGATGATGATTTTGATTCTGGCGAAGAATTTGATGATCATGATCATGAAATCGAAATAGAACTTGATAATAAAACAAATAAATTACAAAACGAAAATTTTGGGAGAATGACAATGCGTAAAAGAAATTTAAATGAATCTGCTTATCGAAGAATGATGGAACAGTTGGAAGAAGAAATGGCAGTTGGTGAAGTTGAACTTGACGAAGATGAACTTGAAGAAGGTTTATATGAAATGGATGAAGATGCTGAACTTGAAGAAAATGAAATGATGGAAGTTGATGAAGAAGATCTTCAAGAAGCTTTGGAAGAACTTGAAATGGAAGAAGGTGATATGGAAGAAGGATATCATCATGAAGCAGATCTTGAAGAAGAAGATCTTGATGAAATGATGCTTGAGCTTTCATTGAATGAGGAAGAAGAAGAATCAGAAGAAGTTGAGGAAGAAGAAGCCCCAGAAGAAATGTCACCAGAAGATATGTCACCAGAAGATATGGTTGAAAAATTAAAAGAATTAGGATATGAAGTAACTCCACCAGAAGAAGGTGACGCAGAACCAGAACCAGCATCTGCAGATGATGAAGATGATGAAGATGATGAAGATGATGAAGATGATGAAGATGATGGTGACGCAGAACCAGAACCAGCATCTGCAGATGATGAAGATAAAGTAAGTGAAAGCAAGCTTCAATTAGAATCAAAGTTCAATAGATATAAAAAATTATATATGGAATCAAAATCTGGTAGCAGGCAAGAAGCTCAATATCTTAATATATTGAAAGGTATTGCCACCAAACTTTCTAAAAAGAATACATTAAGTGAACGTTCTCAAAATAGACGTTCTACAACAAGTGTTTCTTCAAATGAGAGAAAATTGCAAAGCAAACTAGAAGAATCAAATCTTTTAAATGCCAAGTTGCTTTATACAAATAAGCTACTTCAAAATCCAAGTCTTACCAACCGCCAGAAGGCAAAATTGGTTGAGAAGATTGACGAATCACGTAGCTTGAGAGAAGTTAAACTTGTTTTTGAGAGTGTTCAAAGATTAACTAGTGAATCAACAAGACTTACTGAAAACAGATCACGTGTTCTTGGTTCTTCCTCAATGTCAACTGCAGGAAGTTCATCAAGTGCCGGATTGGTTACAGAAAGTTTTGAATCCCAGAGATGGGCAAAACTTGCAGGAATTAAGTAATACAAATATTTAAAAATAACACAAAACAAATTTAACAAATTTTGATAAAGAAAGATTAATGGAGATTTAAAATGTCAAATAAATTTTTTACACTTGATCAATTATCACGTGGTATTCGTGATAAGAACGTTGCAGCAGAAAGAGCAAGACTCGTAGAGAAGTGGTCCAGAACAGGTCTTCTCCGTGGTCTTGATGGCTATAGAAGAGAATATATGTCTCAGTTGCTTGAAAACCAAGCATCTCAAGTTCTTAAGGAAAGCAGCGGTGTTGGTGCTGGTACATCACCATTAGCAGCCTCTGGTCTTCTCCAAGGTTTTAGCAATATTGCTTTCCCAATTGTTCGTCGTGTTTTCGGTGGACTCGTTGCTAATGAACTTGTTTCAATTCAGCCAATGAGCCTTCCATCAGGACTCATCTTCTATATTGATTATACCTATGGATCAAAGGTTGGTGGTGTTTCTGATGCAACTTCCACATATACACGTGGCCAATCAATTTATAATAACCCAGCTGGTAAAGCAGTTCAATTTGGTTCTGATGCAGTTGGTGGTATGTATGACCTTGTTGGTGCAGGTTATTCAAGAGTTCATCGTTCAGGTTCTGCTCGTGTTGATGTTGACTCACGTGCTTTAGGTCGTTTTGGTACTGGTGTCGGCGCCGACGGCACATTTGATGCATTAACATTGTTTTCTTCTGCATCTGCAGATACAGTTGTTGATTCATTATCTAAATTCTCAGGTCCAACTGCTAAGCTTCTCCAATTCGATGAACAAGTTGAAAAAGATCTTGCAGAAGGAAATCTAGATGTTCTTCTTGCATTCGTTTCAACTGCATCATTAAAGACAGCAATGCCAGATATTGACATGCAGACACCAGAACAAATTGCATTATTCTCAATGGTTTCTGGTTCTGCTTTAGCTGCAGTTACTGGGGTTGAAGCTTGGGGCACTTTATATCAAGCAGGTGCAGGTGTTCTTAACTTAAGAAGACTTACCAAGGTTGTTAATTTAACTGAGAGTTCTGGCAAGCCATCTGCAGTATCATTTAGTTCACGTGGTACACATTTAATGTTCCCACTTAGATTAACAAATGCTGCATCATTCCCACTTGGTGGAGTTGGTTCTGCACATACAGCATCACTTTCATTCTCTGCTGCAACAGTCGATAAGATTGCTGTTGATTCTGAGTCTGGTGCAGTTACATCTGTTCCAAGTTTTGAATCTAACTTTGCAACCGATCCAACACCAGCAATTCCAGAAATTGATATCAAGGTTGAGTCAATTGCAATTTCTGCTGTAACCAAGAAGCTCCGTGCTAAGTGGTCCCCAGAACTTGCACAAGACCTCAATGCATATCACAGCTTGGATGCTGAGGTTGAATTGACTGCAATTCTCTCTGAGCAAATTGCTCTTGAAATTGACAGAGAAATTGTCAGCGATCTATTAACACAAGCTTCTGGTGCTAACCTTTATTGGTCACGTGCTCCAGGTAAGTTCGTCAACAAGGAAACAGGTGAGCCAGTTCTTAGAACCAGTTCATTTGCACCAGGACCAAACTTTACCGGTACTGTTCGTGAGTGGTATGAAACACTTGTCGAAACAATTATTGATGCAGCAAATACAATTCACCGAAAGACACTTCGTGGCTCTGCAAACTTCGTTGTAACATCACCAGATGTTTGTACAGTTCTTGAAGCTTCTGTTCTTTATAAGCCAAAGTTCAGCATTGATAAGAATGGCCAAGTTGGTGCACCATTTACTGTTGCCTCAGCCGGTGCAGAAGCAGTTGGTACTTTAACAAACCGCTTCACAGTTTACAAGGATCCATATTTCCCAAGAAACAGAATTCTTCTTGGATATAAGGGTGGTAGCTACCTTGAGACAGGTTATGTCTACTCACCATATGTTCCACTTATCGTAACACCAACAATCTTTGCACCAGAAGATTTCACACCACGTAAGGGTGTTATGACTCGTTATGGTAAGAAGATGGTTCGTGCCGACTTCTACGGAACTGTCACATGTCTAGACATGAACATTCTCTAAACTAGAAGATAAGTCTTAACAAGAAGGATGGTTGGTTTCGGCTGACCATCCTTTTTTTATTTTGAGGTTTTGATGTTATTTAAAGATTTTGATTATGCGACTTATAAAAATGGTGGTATATATAAAATTTCAAATATTATAAACGGCAGAATTTATATTGGTTCAACAAAATGTTTTGATAGAAGGTCAAAGAATCATAAATATTTGCTTGATAATAACAAACATAAAAACAAATTCTTGCAAAGTGATTACATAAAATCTGGCGGTGAAAACTTTATATTTGAAATTATGGAATTTGTTGATCGATTTGATAAAAATTTATTGTTTTCAACAGAACAAAAATATTTAAATAAATTTTATGATAATCAATTGAATTGTTACAACTTTGAACCTTTTGCAAAATATTCAAGGAATGGCATCAAAAATAAAATATGTAGGCATGGTT